ATAAAATATCTATTTTAGATAAATATTAGATATATCGTTGTAAATATTTATAAATAATTACAACGATATATCTAATATTTATCTAAAATAGATATCAAATTTAGATATTTCAATGTAAATATCTAATAAAATATCTAAATTATATATTTTTTTCATTAATATATAATATAGAAAAATTAAATTCATTATATTTCAAAAAATAAAATATAATGTATTTATATATATAATGTATAACGAATCACCAGAAGTTTTTTATTTAGATGCTCAAGTAACAAATTTAAATAGTACATCATCAAATCAACCAGCATATTATAATGCATCGCGTACACTACCATATTTATATAAACCAGAAGATTATTATGGTGCTATTACACAATTTAATATTCAATTAACAGATTTACCATTACTCACAACTATTATTGAACCTAATCAAAGTAATGTTAATTTAACAATTTATAAAATTGCTTTAAAGTTCAATAATAGTTTTGTAGAAGAAAATGTTATTTTTGCACCTCAAAATTCTCTTCCTAATGTTCCATTGCCTCCATCTTCTTATCCTGATGGACTACAAAATTTAGAAACTGGATATTATAGTATATATAGTTATAATTATTTTTGTTTACTAGTAAATCAAACAATTGAAACAGCTTTTAATGCTTTAAAAATTTTAGAACCATCATTACCTACTAATTACGCTTTACCATATTTTAAATATAATTCTTCTACAACATTTTTTGAATTAATAGCTCCAGATATTTTATATGATACATCAAATAATAATGTTGTTTCTATTTTTTTAAATAGTGCTTTAAATCATCTATTATTATTTTTTCCAAATAATTTATATCCAATTAATGGTCAATCATATCATTTATTATTATTAAATCAAACTACAGGTATTATATCAAATAATAATTTAATCGTCTTTCAAGAATTAAATTCTACAAATTTATGGTCTCAAATTGTGAGTATTGTTATCACATCACAATTTTTACCTGTTTCAAGAAGTCAATCATTCGCTCCTATTATTTATTATAATAATGAAACTTTAATTTCTCAATATAACTCTACAGCACAAAATATTTTAATAGAATATTCTATAGCAGATTCAATATATACTAAAACATTCACATATAATCCTACTGCACAGTACAGAATTTTTTCTCTAACTGGTGAGAATCCATTATATAATTTAGATTTTAGATTTTGGTATAAAACATCTCTTGGAACACTAATCCCAATTAATTTAAATGCAGGTGGTTTTTTATCTCTAAAAATTGGATTCTTTGAAAAAAAAAAATTTCATTCTTTAAAAAAATAATTTAGAAAATTTAGAAAAATAAAAATTAAATTTATATTCTAAAGAAAAAAAATATATTATATATATATTATATAAATGTCTCACGATATTAAACCAGTCTTAGTAGAATCATCATTAATTGCCGACCTAACTTCAGAAATGGTCTTTCCAGTCAGCTCAGGTCCATCTCAGTATACTCTACAGCCCTTCCCCTTCAATTCTCAATCCAATTCTTCATTAGTAGCCAATATTCAAATTCCATCGGAGGCGATAGTTTTTGATTCTAAAGTTTTATTTCAATCTGATTTACATCTTACTATAAATCTTGCTAATGTACCCGCCGGAGCACAAGCTTGGGGTTATGGAACTACTGATTCATTAAATTCATACCCCCTCCAGTCTCTTTTCCAAACTTGTAATCTTGTACTTAACAACGCGGCATCATCTACAAATTATGCAGATATTTTTGCAATTATAAAAATTTTAGAAGATAAAAATTATCTTGATAAAACTGATTCATTTACTCCAAATTATGTAAATCAGAATTGGGGGCGTTATTCTGATGCTGTTTTAACTAATTCTAATCCTATGGGGTCATATAATGAAGCTACATTAAATAATGATAGAATACCAAATGGAGCATTTCCATACTCTTATTTACAAGTTAATCATTTTGTTAATGGTGTTAATACTGATAGTAGTTTAATCTCAACATCAACAAATGATACTTGGATTATATATATTTCTTTTGCAAAATTAACAGAGCCATTTTTAGCCCTCAGTCCATTTACGAACCAAGAATACGGGTCTGCCGGTTTGACTGGAATTAATAATCTTTCATTAACGCTTAATATTAATCAATGTCAAAAAGTATGGGCTACTGGAAACAGTTTTGTAAATAATACTGCTACAGGTTTAACTGGTTATATTACTAATATTTCATTAGGTAATCCACAATCTAATAATCTTGGTTTTACCAACAGTAAGTTGCTCTTCGCCATGACCACTTTGACAGAGCTACAATATTCGCGGAAATCTGTACGTTCAATCTCAAATTATGTAGATTATCCACGTTATATATCACCATCTTCAAATTCTCCATCTATTCCTCCAGGTGGTACAGGTGTTATCCAGTTCCAAAACATACAAATTTCACAAATTCCATCACTTCTAGTTTTTGGTCTTCGTGTCCCTTTGTCCCAACAAAATTGGAATTACAGTGACTCGTGGTTGCCTATTTCACAAATCTCAATTACATTTAATAATGCCAGTGGTTTGCTCGCGTCAGCAAATTCTGCACAACTTTATAAAATCAGTCTTCAATCTGGTTCTACTCAATCATTTTATTCATTTGGTGGAAAAGCAACATGTATCCAAAATGGTGTTCCTACAATAGTTCCAACTATTGGCTCAATTATATGTATTAATCCTAGTGAATTTTTAAGTTTAAATGAATTATTATCTAATTCTAGTATTGGTCAATTCAATATGCAAATTACAGTTACTTGTACTAATAATCAAGCTTTTACAATTGCACCAGAAGGAATTACGATAACTATAAATCACGGATTTGCTGTGTCTGAATTAGGTCAAACAAGTTTTTTTACTGCCATCCTTGACAGGCAAATCACTTTAGAAACAAAATCAACAACTGATGAAGATAAAATTGTAGATGCTGATTTTTATCATAATGTTGTAGGAGGTAGAATGCATAAAGCATCTATTGGAAAATTTTTAAAAAGTACTAAAGGAGGAAAAAAACATCATTCAGAAGAAGGAGGAAAAAAACATATGAGTAAATCAAAATTACATAAATTATTAAGATAAATAAAATAAAAATAAATATTTAATTAATTTATTTTTTTTATAATATATATATTATATATATATATTATGAGTAAAATGTTATCTAATCAGAAGATTATTGATGAATTAAATAATATATCAAAAGATTATATTAATACACGACCAAAAATGACATTTAAACCTTTTGTTTCTAATAAAGCAAAAAAAGATTATAATTTAGGAGATAATAAAGGTAGTACGAAAGGAGGCTTTAAATCTCTTGGACAACATCCATTTCCAGGAAGTAGAAGTCAAACATTACATCCAGACCCTTTATTTGGTGGAGCTGTATATAAAACTATGGCTGATTTTAATAATAGAACTACTAATAAAGGAGGAGCTTTATTAAGTCAAAATATGCCATTAACTGGAGGAATGCACGATGAAAGTGATTCAGAATCTTCTTATTCTTCGTCTTCTTCATCTTCTTCGTCTTCTTCATCAGAAAGTGATTATGAATCAGAAAGTGATTCAGAATATGAAGAAGGAGGCGATATTTATAATGATTATGTTAAACCAGTAGCAAAAGGAGTTTATGAAATAGGAAAAGAAATTATAGTACCAGTTGGAAAAGAATTATTAAAAGATGCAATACTTGGATTAATGATGGGTGCAGGTCATAATATGAAAGGAGGATTAAGTGGAACAAAAAAAGAATTTTTACATATTTTAAAAGCTATGTATCCAAAAGTAAATTTTAAAAATAAAACAAAAGCCGAATTAATGGAAGAAATAAAAAAAATTATAAAAGCAAACAAAGATTTAGCAGATGAAGCAGAAATAAAATTAAATAATTTAAAAATGCAGAAAAAAGTTGGTGATAGTTTTATAAAAGAAAAATCTAATATTATTAAAGAAATGAAAAAAGAAAAAAAAGAAAATAAAGATTTATTAAAAAAAATAAAACCAAAACCAGAACCAAAAAAACGAGGAAGAAAACCAAAAGTAAAAGCAGACAAAGATGTCAATCTTGAAATGCAAAAAAAAGTTGGTGATATGTTTATAAAAGAAAAATCTAATATTATTAAAGAAATGAAAAAAGAAAAAAAAGAAAATAAAGATTTATTAAAAAAATTAAAACCAGAACCAAAGAAACGTGGAAGAAAACCAAAAGTTGAAGGTGAAGGAGGAAAAATTAAAAAAATTGTTGGAACTAAAAGAGGAGAAACTGTTAGAGGTGAAATAGTAAAACGTTATATGAAAGAACATAATGTTAAACTTGGTGAAGCATCTAAAAAAGTTAAAGAACTAGGATTATATTAAAAAATTTATAATTTATTATTTAACCATTCTATATTATCTCTTAAATTTGTATATTTACCCCATAATAAATAAGCTGAAAATAAAGCTGGAGATGGTTCTAAATTAGATATTAATTCATTTTCTTTTTTATTTCCAATATGACGAAGCCAATAATTCATCCTCTTTAGTTTATCTTTATGGTCTAAATATGTTGAACCATTTTTTTTTCCAAAATCATATTCAGAACCATTATCTAATATTACTTTATATCTTTTATCTTTTTTATTACTTTTTGTTATATGTATAATTTTCATATAAATTATATATATATATTATTTTTTATAGTCTTTAAATACTGTTAAATCAAATAAATACATCTCACTTTTCCAACCATCTCCGCCTTTTAAAGTCCGTTTATAGTCTTTAGAATTTATTTTATTTTTTATTTCTTCGGTTGGTATTATATATAAATCAAATTCTGTTTCATTTTTTATAATATAATATGCGTAAAAATTAGCTTTAGTGACCATTATTCCACTATCTTTATTACTACATTTATATTCAATAGCAATATTACCAGTTTTAAAACTTATTCTATCACTTTTTACTTCATAAGTTTCTTCTTTATCATTTTCTGTATAACATATAATATCATAATATTTACATTTTTCTTTAATTACATTTATATTTTTGTAATATGGTTTTAAATATGTAGCTAATTCAGATTCATATTTATGTCCAAATTTTAAATCTTTATAAAAATTTTTCATTATTATAATTAAACTAGATATTTTTTTTTCTTTATAAACTTATATATGGAAATTCACGTATATATAAATAAGAATGAAATCGCCTTTTTTTTTAAACAATTAATTTAATTAAAAACTAACGGGATTTTTCCGGAATTATTT